CTACCAGCGCTTCCTCTGTCTGTCCCCATGCGTCCTGTAGCGCCTTTGCCACTAGTGGATGCTTGGTGAGTTTGTACGCATTGGCACTGACCGTTGCATCTCCGCTCTTGTCATTGGGGTAAGCCTCCCTATAGGAGGCTCTGCTTGTTTTACCCTCTAGCTTGGCTGCAATGAATACCCTCATGCCATGAGTCATTTCTCTATGACGTACTACAGCCATTGGGGCCTGCGCCATCTGTTCGGCTTCGCCTAGGGTCACGGGGTTTTCAAAATCAGTATCAGCTAGGTGACCCTCATCTGAGCCGCTCTCAGGCACTGGCTCCGCCATTGCATCTAGTTCCTCTATCGTAAGCTTGGTTGCCATAGTGTGTTCCTATTCCTGTACAAATACGCAGCACTGTTTAAACACTCAGTATACACCCCGTAAAGTTATCCCCAGCTTTATCCACAAAAGTTATCCACAGCCTGTGGACAATAAAAAGTTATCCACAAGCTTCTGTGGATAGATTTTCCAACTAAAGTGCAGAAAACGCGCTGGTGAGGTTTTCAGAGACCGTCCAAGGGCTAGGTAGCATGACCACCAAAAAAACGCTCTGAGGCCGTTTAAATCGATTTTGGGAGACAACCTTTGGCAAGCGAAGTTGCGTATTCCAGTTGCTTGGCATGGCCTGTGCTACGCACGCGCATCACGCGATTGAGTCAGTTCTACGGTGTTTCCAGTAGACCTAGGTAGACCTTGGTAGATGTAAATAACTCCAACTGTGGTTGCGATTTGCATGGGCTGGTGAAAAAAGGGATGTAAACGCTATTACATTTCGTTTCAAGGCAATATCGTTTGCCGGACACCAAACCTCCCTTAAAGAGTTGCGCTTTGACCAGTCCATAGGCCACGGGACTGAGATGCTAGATGGAAAACCCCCACCGTCTAAATGACCGTGGGTGAGGCTCATCCGCACGGGGCCAAGAGAAGAAAAGACGGCGGCTTGTCTGAACATTTCAGCGGTTTGTCCTGCTTGCAGGGCCTACCAGTGCGATGTTGCACTACAACCGGAGACCATCATGTTCCACGTTCCTGCCCACAAAAATACACAAACCCCTCCCGCTCAATTCACCCCTAAGTGAGGCGCACCATGACCATTGACCAATTGCTCCAAGCTCTGACGCTCTCAGATGCCGTTGAGTACTACGAAAAGACCGACAAGCTGTGCTGGATTGAGTACACATTCCTAGACCCCAATGACCTGTCCCGCAGGTTTGCCAATCGCGTAGAGGACGCACTGGTCAACCTGTATGTCGAGATGGAATTGGCTATTCACAGGGCTGAATGCCAACAGCAGCGGCGGGGTGAGGAATTCCTCGCTGGCTGCTACGAATACTGACAGTCCAATGGTTTGCCCCGCGAGTCGGGGCTTACCAGTGCGCTGTTGCACTGCTACCGGAGTCCATCCATGAACAAATTCCAACACTACACCGCACCGATGCTGGCCTACGCGCTGGCTGACTGTTACGCCGCACTGGAGGCTGGCAGGTATGAGGCTGACCATCCCTACGGGCGCAAGCTGTGGGCTGAGATAGATGCCATACGGGACGTGCAGATGCGCAACCGTTCAATTGCCAAGGCCGTGTCCCGCCGTATCAAAGCGGGAACCCTTGAAACCGCCTGACATTCCAGCGGCTTGCCTCGCTTGCGGGGCTTGCCAGTGCAATGTCGCACTGATTCGGAGAATCAAAACATGGTCTTCATCTTCAAGCAGATATACGGTTCATTCACCACCGAAAAAGACGGTCGTCTTTCGGGTCACACCATGACCATCACGGGCAAGCGCACCGATGGCAAATACATGGTGACCCACGCCTTTGGGTCAGGCAAGCGCATTAAGAAAATCTACACCAGCGAACAGCTATACGCCGAAGTGCAGAAAATTGAGCCAACCCTTTGACATTCCAGCGATATGCCTCACGGGGCATATCAGTGCAATGTCGCACTGCTACCGGAGACCATCCATGAAAGCCTACAAACACCTAGTCATGTTCGCCATTGCCAAGCGCCATATCGTCTCAGTGTGGGACGGTGAGGCCTACCAAGTAAAGCGCAGCCGTGATTACAGGGCAATCTGCGCCGCCGTTGAAAGCGTTGAAGAGGCAGAGTTAACCATTCGGGATGCCCTAGGCGCACAGGTCTGCTTTGTCACGGTTCAACCATTCGGCGTTGAGGATGATGAGACCGTCAGCAATTATGAGGTCTGCCCCTTTATGCGTGAATGGGAATCTATCTATCACTTGCAACTAGCCTGACATTCCAGCCACTTGCCCTGCTTGCAGGGCTTGTGAGTGCAATGTCGCACTGCTACCGGAAGGAACAAATGAAGTTTGTCTATCACCACACTGGCGACTATGTCCGCAATAACGCTGACACGGCAGCATCCCGCACCCCTGCATATGTCGAGGCATATGACTCCCTTGAGGACATCCCTAACCTGCACGTCCGACAGGTGTTTGATTGGATGATGCAGACGGGTGAAATCGTCACGTCCAGCGGCGCTGATGTTTATCAAATCAGGATGGGAGATGCAGCATGACCCACAAGCGCACCGCATACCGAATCATTCGGGAACTGACCAACGTGCTGAGTGCAGTCCCCCGCGAGGCGCTGCCCCATGTAGCACGGGGACTGGCTAAAACTTATTGCTTGCCAGCAAAGCCCATGCTGCAAGTGATGCGCCGATACGCCCGCCTTTATCGCTGAGAGTCCAGCCGCTTGCCCCGCTTGTCGGGGCTTGCGAGTGGCGCTTTTGCCATGTAACCGGAGAGTCAAATGACCCTTGCCAAAATTTATGCTACCCGTGAAGAGTGGCTGACTGCTGCCGTGGAAGAATTCCGCGCAGTGTTCGCCGCTCAGGCCGTGCCTATCCCTGCCAAGGTGCGGGTAACCTGTGGTTTCCCCTCCACTGCCAAGCGCTCAGGTGCTATCGGTGAATGCTGGGCCGACACTGCATCGGCAGACAAGTCGATGGAAATCATGGTTTCCCCCGTGCTGTCCGATGCCTACCGTGTTGTGGACGTGCTGGTGCATGAGTTGTGCCACACAACCAAGGGGGCCATGAATCATGGCCTGAACTTCCAAAAGGTTGCAGATGCCATGCACCTGATTCCCTCTGCGACTAAGGGCTACAAGGCCACTAGTGGCGGTGATGCGTTTAAACAGGCTTTCGGGGCCATCATTGACGGGCTTGGTGAATACCCTCACGCCCAGCTATCGATGTCCACTCGCAAGGTACAGGCCACGCGAATGCTCAAGGCACTCTGCCCTACCTGCGGATACACCATCCGACTCACCGCCAAATGGGCCGCAAAAGGCTTACCTACCTGCCATCTCGATGGCGACACTTTCACCCTTGGAGCATAAAAATGGCAAATGACATCACCCTTGACCTGTCGGTCATTCCCTTGGCAGTTATCCGCACGGCCTCTGACCGCTGGCTGGGCGCTGACAAATGGAGCAGCAAAACCAACGCCATCATTAAGCTGGCTGACTTGGTGAAGATGGGCGTTATCACCCTTGACCAAATACGGGCGGTTGCACCCCAGCCGCCTATCGCGCAGGGCAACTACAACACCCTGCCATACATAACGGGTCAGCACTACCCAGCGCCTGATGCTTTTGATGTTGCTTTGAAGCCAGTAGCGCAGGTCGCGGACAACGCCAGTGCCACTGCGCTGGACGCGTTGAACAAGGCACGGGCTATTGAGTCTGCCCTACACGCTGGATTTGGCGACTTCGGCAAGGCACTGGCTGACTTGCGTACGGCGGTTGAAACAGACCTTGGCATTTTGGAAGAGACCACGTCCCGTGAGATTGCAGCCATTGCCTCTAAGCCACTGGTTGACCCTGCCAAGGTATCTCAGGCGGTGACCGATGCAGTGGCAGCAGCGTTTAAACCCTTTGAGGCTGCGGTCGTGGCGGCTGGTGCTCAGGCTGCTGTAGGGTCGATGGTCTCAGTCTCACGCACTGGATGCGAGACCGCAAGGGACGTGTTCGGTGTATCGGTGACAACCGCCGCTGGCAATGAGTTGCTTGTGAGCCTGTTCAATGACCCGTCTGCCCCTGCTGTTGACCCCTGCTTTGTGTGGACTGATGGCATCCTCAAACACCTGCTGTTGTCGCAGACAACTCAGGAAAACCTGTGGTTCGGCGGTGAGAAAGGCACTGGCAAGAGCGAGACCGTGCGTCAGTTTGCAGCGAAGACTGGACGGGGCTATACCCGTATCAACTTCAACAAATTCACCACGGCGGAAGACTTTGTCGGCGCAGTGGGCTTGGAGAACGGTGCTACGGTGTTCAAAGTTGGCGACTTCCTGCGGGCGTTCACTACCCCTGCAAGCCTGATTCTGCTGGATGAGATAACGAACGCTGACCCTGCTGTGCTGGCGGTCTTGAATGGATTCCTAGAGTCCAACAGCGCG